CTCCATTGTCTATCGCCAATCTATGTATGCGAGTTGCTGTCTCAATGGCAGTTGCCTTGGACCAACTATCTAGGCGGCGTAGCCGCCCGCCGCGATTTATGTAAACTACCGAATCGTCCTCACCAAAGCGAGCGATGTCAGCACCCAGTACGGCTCGCTGTTCAAAGTCCTCTGGAAAGTCAGAGTCGATACCTTTGTCTATGTTGGTCTGTGTGAAGAATGTGTTCTCAGCTTCGTCTGGGAACTCAGCCAGAATCTTAGACTTAAACCTAGTGGACTCTTCGCCCCATGAAATCTTCTGGCGTTCAACCCACTCCTTCTGGATTAGCAGTGGCAGCAGCTCAGGTGGGACCTCATGCTTCTCGTCCGTAAAGTTAGGAGTGTCGTAGGCGCTAATCTTAATCTTGTTCCAGGTTGGGTCATCTCGGAATATTTTGTGGAACGGCGTCCCCCTGTTGTCCGGGTTGCCGATGGCCAAAACTCTAGCGTCCTTTGTGTTGGTAACAGCTTCAGTAGCTGTGTACAAATCTTCTGGGATACCACCAGCCTCATCCAGGATTACCATAACGTATCTACGGTGGATGCCCTGGAACGCAGACACGATGTCCTTGTCGGCTGGCCTTCTACCGAATGCGATTACAGTTCCGTCATCTAGCTTCCACTCTTGGCCCTGAGTAATGTAGCCGGGCATCGCGTGACCGTTGGCCTTGGCCAGTTTAAAGTTGTCTTGGATTTCACGGAAGAGCACACGTGCAATCTGTACATAAGTAGGTGCTGAACAAATCAACGCAACCTCATACGGGTCGTGGGTAGCAATCCACCAAACTGCAAGCATACCCGCGAGACCAGACTTGCCAGCACCGTTGCAACTAACTACAGCCGTGTGGCTGTGGTCTACAATGCTGTTTGCAATCTCACGCTGCTTGCTCCACAGGTGCTTGCCCAATACCTCTTCAACCCACAGCGCAGGGTTAACCAAGTACTCCGCCTTCTTGCTGCGTTTCCTCAGGTCCTCGATTACACTATCTAGAACTTGCTCTATCATTTATGCTCCGTTGAATAGAATCCTGGCCCGTTGAATTTTACCATCTTGGGCGCACTTAGCACCCTATACATTTTACCATTGCACCTACTGCAGGTTACCTCTGGGTAAACGCCCATTGAGTGAGACCGTTCCTCTATGTGAGCCTTGTCGCAGGAGTAATCATAAACCGGCATCGTCTCTCCAGTTCCTGACAATCCAGTCCTCGGTGTGACGCAGCTTGTCAGCAAGTTGGCTTACCTGAGCTTGCTTACGCTTGGCTATCTCATCTGCCAAGTAAAACTGTGCCTTCTCTAGGTCCTGAATTGCATCGTTCTTTAAGTCTGCTCTCCAGATATACTTCATCACGTTGCCGAGGTTGTAGCCCATGTGTCGTGTTATCTCGATTGCCTCGACGCCACTTTGGTGACTGGTGTAGTGCTTTGGGTGGTTTACTAAGTCTGTCATCTCTGTCCTTTTGGTAGTGTAGCAAGGGTGTAAAAGGTAGTGTTTACAATCGTTTAGCCCTCTAAACAATCGCAAGCGGTTTGATAACACCTGTAACCAATCGGTTACTATGGCGTTTGTGCGGTATAGGTTACATTCCACTATTGTGGACTGTTGTGCATTTTTATGGATGCTGGTTTTTATGTTTTTGTGGACTGTCAAGACACTACCGTTTTCAGTATAGTTGTGACACTGTTTTCTTAGTCATAATCCCTGACCGTGTTTTCTTAGTCATTGTCTCTGCCCTCAATCCAGGTAATTACCTTCTGAAGAGTTGAAACGCTATACTCATCATTATAGGCAAGTACATCACATTGCAAGTCTCTTAGGTAGTCAACAATCTGCTCACGTTCTTTTTGGGCACCGGACTCTACTCCGCTTGCGAAGTACTTCTTATAGTTCATGTCCTTCATGTCTACTATCAAATCTCGTCCTCCAGTTCATACTTAGCTAGTTGCAATCCTTCGGCTACCAACCCGTCCAGTTCAGACAGGCTCACCTCTGGGTATCGCTCCCGGAGTTCCTTCTTAGCAAAGTTAAGTGCTGCATCCATTGCCCTTAGTAGTATCCGTTGCTGAAACATTGTCAGCTTTAACAGGTTCTCATCCAGCACAAGCTGCTGAGTGTCCAACCGCTTGCCGATTACCTCTAGGGTTCTTAGCAAAGTCCTAGCCGCATCCGGGTCTCCCCCGTCAATGGCCTGGACCCGCAGGCTTTCCTTTAGTTCGTGCAGTTCCGCAAGTAGCAACTGGCGCTGCTCCATCTCGTTCCATACATCTCTACTAGCCAGCAGTTCTTTTACCTTGTTCAGTGCCTGGGCTGCAGGTATACCAGTAATCGCTTCTATCTCATCGCCAGACTTACCACCAGCTGCTGCTTTCAGCAGGATGTCATCTATTACTGATACCGCTTTACTCACAGTCCGTTTATCCTTCTGTCTGCTGCTTCTTCTGGCAAGGAGGTCTTTAACGCCTTAGCTAGCAGGTCTTCTAGGGTCTCTAGCCGCACAGATAGCATCCCAACGTAGCCGGCTAGGTCATCGAACGCCTGCCTGACATCGTTAAGGTCGCTTCCCTCTGTGGTTTGTTCTGGTTCTTCTGTTAATCCTCTTGACATTATGTCCTTTACTTTAAAGATATAGTGGGTTTAAGTTGAAAGTATTGCAGAATTTTTTACATATATCTGTTTTGTGTAAAAAATTAGCCGGAATTTTTACAGGTTATCCTAGTTGCCTGGCCTGTTTTTCTCTAGGTTTTCTTTCATTTGGCGGTCCTCTATGAGCCTCACAGAGTGGGTGCAAGGGTCTTCTCCTTCTTCCCACTGCATCTCTTCTGCCTCAGTTAGCGGGTCACCGTCGTGAGTTGCACAATAAGAAGGTGTGCAATACCCTTTGTCTACGCCGTACTTAATCCACTGTGTGATGTTCATGTTGGGTGGCCTTCCTCTATTGTATCGCGGTAAGCGGTGATGGCTTCATCTATCAAGTCCCATGCCTCGTAGTCTGGCCCCATCTCGAAGTAAACTTCCCAGCTGGAGCCACCCTCAACGTCCGTAAAGACCGCCATCCAGACCTCTATTGTATCCTCTTCTTGTCCGGCATCCACGATGCTGAGGGCAAGTGTGTACTGGCCAAAGCCTGACATTGAAACTGTAATTTCGCTCATGGGTATATCTTACCACGTGTATCGAAAAAAACCAAATCAAAAATATATTACACGCGGTTGTGACCCCACAAATACACGCTTACCTACGCTAATAAAATCGTTTCTTTCGGTCACCTAAAACTTGCGCCCTAGTCGTCTTTGTGCCATACTTGTAACAACAACAAGCCAAGGCAACACTAAACGAAAGTAGAAACTAATGGAAGAGCTAGATACTACAATTGACGATTTACTGGCCGAGCTAGTCGCTGAAGGCGATTACTTGGCAGACTAGCCCTAGTGGGTTTAGGGAGAGTGCAATTCTCTCCCTAGTCACGATTAGGCAATTCGCCTAACAAAAGATAGGAATGAACTAATGGATAACTACAAGACAATTGAAACCAAGTTGCGTAACCTTGAATCTTTTAGGGGTAATAGCCTGAGCGCAAATTGGTCAATGGGAGAATACTTAGTTTGGTCATACAATACCGAAATAGCTAACGCAAAAGGTGGAAAGTTTACCCCGTTTACTTCTTGGATTGATTCAAGCAAGTATTCGGTCACAACATCACGCCACCAAAATCTAATTCGTAAGGCTTGGGGTCTCTAATGGCTAAGCGACTAGACAGCAACCGAACACCTAGCGCCAAGCTCTTGGCGATACACCTACGCAACACTAGGCGCGAAAAGTATGCCAAGACTAAAGTGACGGTTACCAAGTGAAACGCCGAAGAGTAGCCCTAGCGGTTATCTTGATAACACTCTGGCTATGGATTGAAAACACCTATAACCTATTACCTAACCTAATCTAGTATTCTGGGAGCGCCGACTTGACAAAGGGTCGGCGTTCTGCTAGGCTAACACCATAAGTAAATAGAGGATACCAAACAACAGGATGCCCATAATTCCTGAGAATCCGGGAGAAACTTCACCCTGCCCAAAATTTCTAAGCCCTAAAATCCCCGCGGGTTTTTTGTCTAGCTTAGCAGACTCTCCCCTAATTGTCAACCCCAGTTTGGTAACGATTTGGTAACGGTTTCAGCGAGCGCCGATTATAACGATTTGGTAACGGGCTTGACTTTTGTTCGCTTTTGTGCTAAGCTGAATCTGACACTCAAAATACGACTCGAACACTTGTTCGCATTGGAGTAGTCTAGCATACTTTTCAGAGTTTGTCAACCCCGATTCGATAACGATTTAGTAACGCCACCAGCGCCTCGCTAACGGCATAACGCAACTACCTTGGTATAATTGTGACCAAGTGCTACTATCTGCCGTTAGGTTGCCGCCAGTGGCTTGCTAGGGCATACCCCTTGTTATTAGGCTTATGCACAGTATCAAGGGCGTTACCAAACTGTTATAAACTAATCTTGCCAAGTGCAACACGAAACCCAATAAGTGTGCTAGTGTTTCACTATCAAACAAAAGGAGAGTAATGGAAAAGATGATAGCGCCACCATTAGGGCAATCTTGGAACGCCGAATTAGGTTGGCACGATGATAATGCCAAGAAGATTATCTATCTTGATGATAAAGGAAAGATAGTAATTCATTCCTGAGAGTTGCCTAGTCCCCCTAGACTAAAAACATCAAATTTAGGGTAGACACTACCACTATGCGTTATGTATTATTATAATTATAATAACACATAATACATACTACTAACCAACACACTGAATTTGTCGTTTCTGACCCTTTTTTACGGCGTGTCGCGAGTATTTTGTATCAGGAAACTCTCAGGAATGCCCTAAAAGTGTTATAACATGACCTATTATAGTATGCCCTATTATGTTACAATACAATACATAACGTTATGTTGCATTATACTATAATAACACAAGACACTTTGTAGGATACCTACAAAAGCTTTGTAGAATACCTACAAAGACTTGGAGGAAAATCCGTTACCAAACTGTTACCAAATAAGCTTGACAAACACCAGAAACTGTAGTAAGTTGTAACCATAACCAATCAGGAGGAATACTATGGCAACAATAGCAAAAGCTAAGGCAAAAGCCAACGGGACTTATGTTCACGTCCCTAATCCCAATAAGTCAAAGCTGACACACTTTACCAAGATAGCTTCGGGGTGGTATAAATGACCAACATCAACATCATCGAGGACGCTAAAGGCGACCTAGTGGACTATGAATACTTTTGTTCAGACTATTG